AAACTAAGAAGGAGGCGATAAAATGAAATATTCAGCATTAGAAATGTTGTATGCGACTCATATCATTGAAGGCAAGCGTACAATTGAAAGTGTACCTTCATCAATTCGTGAAGATGTTGCAAAAATTGTTGATGAAGCAAAAAAGCCAGAAGGAACCAAAGAATAGGATATGTAGCAGCAGGAGCAATCGGCTTATTAGTCGGTTGCTTTTATTTTAGGAAAGTAGGTGGCATATGTTAAACGTAGGAGAGTTAGCAACTTGGGCTGGTTGGATAATGACGATTGTTGGAATGCTGGCATTTGTAATCAAACCGGTAATGTCTAATTTCACAAAAATTGCAGATAATCTGACTAAGCTTGCGCATAATCTTGATCTATTAACCAGAGATTTAGAAGCAAGTAAATCTGATCGTGTAGCAATTCATGATGAATTAAAGCGACATGATGAGCGCTTGGATAAGCACAATGATCGATTGATTGAACATGGTGAACAATTAAAATCTTTATGGAAAGAAAGAGGGAAGTAATATGAAATTGACGAACAAGCAATATGATTTAGCAAAAAAAGTTTTAACCGTTGGGGTGCCAGGAATCACGGCATTTATCGTAACTTTAGGCGGTTTATATGGATTCTCAACAGAAATCATTGTTGGAACGATCACGGCTGCTGCAACTTTAGCTGGTGTTTTCTTGAATATCGCTAGCAGCCAGTATCAAGATGTACAAAAACCAGACTATGGTGATGGACAGGAGTTTACCGACAAGAAGGAGTAGCTGTTAGCTACTCTTTTTAATTTGAAAGGATGATCAACATGAACATTGAACAAATGATTAAATGGATGACTGATCGTGAAGGTAAAGTAACCTACTCCATGACAAGTCGCTTAGGACCTAAAAGCTACGACTGTTCTTCTGCAGTGTTCTTTTCCATGATAGCGGGTGGATTCTTGCCTAGTGGATCAATGGGGAACACAGAAACATTGTTTGCAATGTCAGGTACTAAACTGAAAAAAATCAGCCGATCAGAAGTGAAACGTGGAGATATTTTTGTTGCTGGTACTCCTGGTCAATCCAACGGATCAGGAGGCCATACAGGTATTTTCCTAAACAATAAGAGTTTCATTCATTGCTCATATTATTGGAACGGAATCCATACTGATAGCCATGATTCACACATGAGTACCCGGTTAACGCATCATTTTTATCGAATTGTTGCAACTGGTGATGTTAAACCTACCGAAAACAATCCTCAGATGATTCAATTAGCAATCGATGGACAATTCGGCAATGCTACGGCGAGACGCTTGCAAGAATACTTTGATACTGCTGGTAAAGATGGCATTATAAGCCACCAATACAAGCAGAAATTTAATCAGAACGTTTATGCTGCTGAATTCGATAATTCTTTGATCGGATCAAATGTTGTTGTGGCATTGCAAAAGTATTTGGGTGTAACACAAGATGGTCTAATGGGCCAAGCGACTATCAAAGCATTCCAAAAACGATTGGGTACTATGCCAGACGGTATTATTAGTCCTGTTTCGAGCATGGTTTCTGCATTACAGAAAGCATTGAACAACAACAAATTACCTTAAACCAATTTCGCAAATAATTGCAAACCATTGATAGGAGTTGTCAACATGACTAATGAAACCAGGGCACATATTCGCAGCATACTATGGCAATATAAAAAGATCGAAAAAACATTTAAAGAGTTCTCAGATATTATTGCAACAGATAGAAATCCTTATATGGAATACCCATTAGGTGAAGAAAATCCAAGCTGGACAATGAATCAAATTTTATTTTACAAATCATTTTTAAGAGTGGTCAATGGGGTTCTAGAAGATTCAACACTTGATGTTAGAGATATATTTTATGTGAAGTACTACAATGGTCATTCGAAAAAATGTATAGCGGTTGTATCTGCGGAAACTTTTCTAAGCGAGTCTACTATAAAGAGAAGAGATGCAGAATTTATTAATGAAATCGCAAAAAGATTAGGTTGGTTATCGGTTTGACCTCTTTTGATTCATACTTCGATTTATACTGTAAGTGGAAATAGGGAACATGTTTCGAACTCGTGGACGCACGAAATATATTTCCAAAGGAGGCTTTAAATTTGGGTAGTATAAATAATATGATTCAATGGTTTAAAGACCGAGAAGGTAAAGTAAACTACAGCCAAGATGGACGTTTGGGACCTAATAGTTATGACTGTAGTTCCGCAGTGTATTTCGCTTTGATTGCTGGTGGATTTATCCCAGTGGGAAGTATGGGGTGGACCGGATCGTTACACGATACAACTTTACCGCCTATCGCAAAAAAAATTTCACGAGCGGAATGTCGCAGAGGTGACATTTTCCTATCAAAGTATTGGGCAAATGATGGGCATACGGGAGTCTTTTTAGATAACGGCACAATCATTCATTGTAATGCATATGATGATAACATTCGAACAACTGTAGCAGATGGACGAATGGGCCCAGCACCAACTGAATATTATAGATTGAATAATGCAGATGATGAAAATATGCCAGATACAGAAAGTGAGGAAATGTTAATGTGGGTATTTTACCAAGCAAACAAAAATGTACCAGTTCGTTGGTTCAATGGAGAGCATGCATATGCTATCGGTCACGCTGATGAGATGAAAGCAATTCAGCAAATTTATAAAGCGAACACAGGTAAAGATGTTCCATTTTTGACAAATTGGACTGATGCAACTCCTTATCATAATCGTTTGGCCAATGTCTTGAATCGAACACCTGATTTCTAAAATTATCAGGAGGAGGAGAAAGAATGGCTAATGAAAATATGAAACTATCTCAGAATGGTTTTGAGTTGATCAAAGGCTTTGAAGGTTTAAGTTTGACCGCCTACCTAGATGCTGTCGGCGTTTGGACAATAGGGTATGGTCATACACAAGGTGTATATGCTGGAATGACTATTACTTTAGAACAAGCAAACAACTTTCTGAAGCAGGATATAGAAAACCATTTACCCGGTATTTATAAATACGTTACGGTAGAATTGAACCAAAACCAGTTTGATGCCCTAGCAAGTTTTCACTTTAATTTGGGTGTAAATATTTTACAGGGTTCTACACTGTTAACTTATATCAATTCAAAAAATTGGCAAGCAGCAGCTAACGAAATGAAAAAATATGTAAATGGAAATGGCTCTGTGATACCGGGGCTTGTGACACGAAGACAACTTGAAACAGATTTGTTTTTAACACCAGTAAATGACAATACAGTAAATGAAAGTGAGGAAATATTGATGTGGGTATTTTATCAAGCAAATAAAAATTCGCCTGTGCGTTGGTTTAATGGTCAGCATGCATATGCTATTGGACACGAAGATGAAATGAGAGCAATTCGACAAGTGTATCATGCGAATACAGGAAAAGAAGTCCCATTCTTAACAAACTGGACAGACGCTGCGCCTTATTATAATCGTCTTGCGAATGTTTTGAATCGTAAGCCGGATTATTAATAACTGATTCGTTACAGATAAAAAGCTCCTTACTCAAATTAGAGTAGGGAGCTTATTTATTATTTTGAAAGTAATTTAGCTTGTATTAAATTGAATTATACCTTAGACTTTATCGTGCAACATGCATTAATCTAAGAAGAGTACTGGCACAGGAAACTTGGGGAAGTTTTTCTGGACTGCGAACAGTACTCTTCGTATTTATTTTATCATGGTTATTATTTAATAGATATTCTTGTTTAGAATATCGTCTAAAATACTTTTATGTTTTTCAGCATATTATAATTGTAAATTCATGACACAATAGAGAAACTCCTTACTCAATTAGAGTAGGGGGCTTTTTTCATTGCTTCGAATTCAATCATAATCTTCGTTTTGCCAATCACCGTATACTTTGTCACAACAAATTGTTTCCTACTATTATACTCACCAGCAACCACAATTTGCATTCCTTCATCTACATCTGCCAAGAAGTTCAAACTATGCGCTGCAATCAAGCAATTCTCATTATCCAAAGAGAACCGCACCAAAGGGGTCTTGCTCATCTTCAACACACGTATCTTCGATACATAGCCTTTCATCGTTTTCATAACAATCGCCTCCATAATATTGTACATGATAGCGACAATACGTTTTACCTAATGCGATAGCAACATAAAACTCGACACATTTTGCGCCGTATAAAGCTTCCTGAGATTCAGAAATCGAATTCGGAAATTCATTTATAAACTCAGAAAGAGATAGGTAACCTTGCTCGTACATGGTTATTAAATTCATCTTAGTTACCGCCAGGTCTATATTTTTCATTAGGATCGTACTTCCTAAGTATTTTATCTTGTGTTCTGACATGATCAAATAAATAATTTTCGCAATCGATCTTAAATACAAACGCCAGTTCTTCCGAATATCCGCTATAACTGCTGGGGACGGTAAAGTACGGCTTACCAAAATTTTGCATAGTCTTAGCAAACTGTTCATATAGCAGGTGCGCTGGACCCATTCTTTCTATAAATTCGTAGTAATATCTTTCCAATGCGTAGGTTCTTTGATGCGCTAACGGTATTTGCATATCAAGCACTCCTTGCAAGAATTATACGAACGTTTGTTCTATTTGTAAAGTGAGACAAACAATAAAGTGAAAAAAATTATTTTGCACTAATTTTGCATTAACCTTGAAAATAAGCTTCTAAATCAATGACATTAATGGGGGTTTTAGGCTTGTACTCTCCTTATACCAACGCTTTGGAGCGTTTAGCCTATCTTTCGAGATAGGCTTTTTTGTTTGTTGTGGGCAGAAGAATATAAATGACTGCCGAGGTTGATCGATA